AGATGTAGGACAGTTTTATTTATATTTACCTGGTACTACAACTATAAAAACATCTGATAGGGTTGCTAAAGGTTCAGATTATTACGACATTGAGGGTATTGAAGAAATTAAAGATAGATTTGGTTCTACACCAATTAAAAGGTTAACGCTTAGAAAGAGTTTTTAATGGCAAAAAGAAATAGATTTAGAACAATAATGTATTCATCTTCTGCTAGAACATTTGCAACTGGTGACTTAATTGCTTTAAATATTATGAAAAGTCCATTGCAAGCTTTTCGTTCCCCAGCATTAGGTGTTGCTAAACTTATGGGTGACCTTCAATCAATTAGACCAGGTGGACAAGGACTAAATATGCGTGTACAAAGAAGAGTTAGTGGTAGAGTCGCTGGTCGTCTTGGACATATTCTAATACCTCAAGGCATGGGTTTTGCTTCTCGTTTAATGAATAAATATTATGGTAAATATTTAACTAAAAGTTTAAATAATTTTTTTAACGAAAAAGTCCAATACAGCGTAAAGCTTGATGGTAGTAAAATGACCGAAACAACAGTAAAAAGTTTAAGTAAAAATTTAAGAAAAACAACAGGTGGACAATTAAAAAAAGCTTCTGGGGATTTAAAAAGCATGGGTGTAAATATTGAGCATTTTAATCCAGCAGCAGTATTAAGAAAAATACAGTTACAAATGCTTGGTTCTACAGGTTCTGGTGGTGCAGCGCCAATACAATCAGGGCGTTTAGTTTCATCTATCAACTTGAGAGGATTTAAAAGATCATCAGAAGCTCTTATAGAAGGTTATTTAACTATAGGTGGATCTGGATCTTCACCAATAGGTGGACCAGCTGATGATGCACCTTATTGGTGGAAAACAGTTTATGGCGGTTGGTATGATTTCTCAGGTCCTGAAAGATTTATTCCAGCAAAAAATCCAAGTTGGTTTGGAAAATCAGTTTCATACGGTGTCAAACGATCACTTCCTAAAGGTTCAAGTTACGAAGTTGATAATGGAGCAAAAGTTACACAGCAAAATACTAGCGGTGATCTATTGTATCTTTTACATCAACCACCTCGTCCCACAGGACCAGATAGATGGGATGGCGAGTTAGGTATTAATAATACATATCCACCAAAGGATGACACATGAACATAAGCAGTGCTTCAAATTTACCACCTGATCCAGAGATAACAGCTAGAGCTTGGTGTCTTGAAAAAACAGCTATAACAGATATAGTAAGTACAAGAGTAGCCACAAGATTGCCCCAAAATCCGACATTACCATTTTTAGTTATAACAAATGGTGGTGGCAGTTTAATAAGTGATACTTCACAAGCAGCAATTAATGGTACTTCTATTATATTTAATTGTTATGCAGGTAGATGGGGCGGATCTGGATCTAAGGGTGAACCTGATTACACTACAGCTAGCAATTTGGCACAAGCAGTATATAAAGAATGTTTTATTGAATCTAATAATCAAGTAACAACAGCTTCTGGTGTAAAAGCTTTAATTTATGGCTTTACTATACAATCTACACCAACTAGGGTTGAAGAATCTGAACTACTAATAGCTAATTTTGAATTAGTTGCTTTTATGACATACAGGGCTAGCGCATAGTTCCTGAATAACACTAATTTGCAAAATAATCCTCTAATATTACCTCAGAGGTAATTTATGAAAGTAAAAATAAAGGTTAACCCAGTGTATGACGCTGACGCAGTCGGCGATGAAATATTGGGTGTAACATTTACCAAAAATGAATGGACGGAAGTTAATGGGAGTGACTGGAAAAGACTCCAAGAATCAACTGGTCGTATGTGGAACGGTGAGTATTCTATACCAATGCTTATCGAAGAAGGATCAGATTGGGAGATAAAACCAGTCGTTCAGACCGATATAAATGAAGACAATTCAGTTATAGACGGCGATGAGGAAGCTGACGACTCTTCTGAAGAATGGTATGGAACTGAAGAAGAATAAACTAGTCAAAAGATTAGTTGTACAACTAATTAATAAGTTAGGAGAAATATATGCCAACAACATATAATACATCAGGTACAGTATCCGATGTACTCATAGGAACAGGTGTTCTTTATGTAGCTGCAAAAGGTACTGCATTTCCTGCACAGGACTCTAGTACTGCAACCCAATGGGCTGCTAATCCATCTGGATGGACTGATGTTGGTTTCTCAGAAGACGGTTGGACTCTAGAATATGATAAAACTTTCGAAGATATCATGGTTGCAGAAGAGATTGATCCTGTTAAATCAGTTAAATCTGCTCAAGAGATAAGACTTACTGGTACTCTTGCACAAGCAAGTTTGACCAATATTAAAGAAGCCTTTGGTGGCGGTACAATCACAGAAAATGATACAGACTTTGCGTCTGGTTTTGATTCGTTAGTACCACCAGCAACAGACGGCTTTACTGAGAAATCACTTTTGTTGATAACTGAAGGACCAAGCGGTGCTATCAGGCATTTACAAATCCCTAGAGCTATTAATGTTGGAGCTTTCTCAATGGCACAACAAAAAGCACCTCAAAAAGTGCTTTTAGCCACTGAGTTCAAACTTCTTGTACCAGATGCTACTGCTACTGCAGTAGGAACAACTGACGGTAAAAAGAACATTTTTAGAATTGTGGATAACACAAATGCAACAACTGAAGGAAGTGTAAACTAAATTAACTCATAACGATTGGAGGAATAATGAGTAAACGATTTAAAGATTTTGACGCTGCACAGGACGCAAAAAATCCTGAGCCGATCAAGATAAAAGTGAACGAAACCGAATATGAGTTTCCACCATTTTTGTCAGCGTCAGTTGTTTTAGAACAACTAACATGGATCGGTGAGGACGGTGCTGTTGCAGCTTCAAATCTTCCAAGATGGTTTGTAACTGTTTTCGGAAAAGAAAACTATACAAAAATTTCACAAGATGTCGATTTTCAAAAACTACAAGAAATATCACAATGGTTAATGGAACAATATGGACTAACCGATACAAACCAAGAACTAGCAGGTGGGGTTGAGGACGAGGGTGATACCCCAAAATAACTTTTAAGGTCACCGACATAGTTGATAGGTGGTCTTATGTAGAGTCCGACTTCAACAAAATATATTCAATCCTTGAGCCACTAGAACTTGAATGGCGCAAATTTTACAGATTACTTAGTACAATGCCTATAGAGAGTTCTTTGTTCTTCGCTCCATATTCCAATGAGTATGCAGAGCAACAGGATAATCAATCTGATGATCACAATTGGTACAAAGAAGAACTTGATAAAAAAATGGGTAGATCTCCTAAAGCGAGATCTGTTACAACCATAGACGAAATGATCCAAGATCAAGATCGATATGGTATAGGCAAGGAGAATATTTAAAAATGGCTTTTAAACCACTTCAAGGTGTAGTCAAGTTAATGATTGGGACTACAGTCGATGTAAAAGAATTAAAGCAAGATGTTGACAACAATGTAAAGGGTGCAGCCCAACAAATGAAAAAGCTGCATGGTGTTGCAGCTAGCGTAACAGGTGCTTCTTTAGTCGGTATCGGTGCAATCTCAGTTGGTTTATTTAAAGCAGCACAAACAGCAATAGCTTTTGAAGAAACATTTGCTGGTATCAAGAAAACTGTAGAAGCTTCAACAAATCAGTTTGATGATCTTAAGCAAAAAATTATAGAATTAAGTACAGTTATTCCAGTTAGCACAGACGAATTAAACAGAATAGGTGAGCTAGGTGGTCAATTAGGAATTGCTGTAGAAAACTTACCTGCATTTATACAAACTGTTTCTACACTCGCAACAACTACTAACCTTACTGTCGACAATGCTTCATTAGGTCTTGCTAGATTAGATGCTATTGCACAAACAGGTGGAGAAACATTTGAACAAATGTCTTCAGTCATTGTTGAATTAGGTAACAACTTTGCTGCAACTGAATCAGAAATTATGACTACAGTTCTTCGTATAGCTCAGGCTGCTGCACAAGTGGGTGCTACAACTGAAGACGCACTTGCTTTCGCCACTGCGTTACAAGCAATAGGTGTTCCAGCACAAGCTGGTGGTACAGCAGTAGCTCGTGTTTTCCAAGCTATAAATGAAGCAGTTATTACTGGTGGTGAAGAATTAGAAAAATTCAGTATGATTGCAGAAGCTTCAGGAAAGGTAACAGCTGATAGTTTTGCTGAAGCTTTTGGTGATGACGCAGCTATGGCAACAGTAGCTTTTATAGAAGGATTGAATAATCTTAATAAAGAGGGAGTTAACATTATTCAATTTTTAGATGATCTAGATCTAAAACAAAGAAGAACAATGTTAGCAATACTAGGTTTAGCAGAAGCTGAAGGTGTATTAGCAGACGCAGTTAAAACAGCAAGAGATGCTTATGAAGATAATAATGCTGCACTAGAAGAAGCTGTAAAAAGATATCAAACTACAGCTTCTCAAATTGAAATTACTAAAAATGTTTTTAGAGAATTAGGTATTCAAGTTGGTGATCAAGTTAAACCAGCTTTTAAAGGTTTCTTAGATGTAGTCCAAGAAACAATTATAGGTATAACTGAAAGTGAAAAAGCTTTGGCAATAATGAAGGTCACAGCAGGTATTTTAACAGCGGCAATTATAACTGTTACAGCTGCAGTTGGTGGATTTACAACAGCTCTTACTTTTTTAAATGCTCATCCAATTTTTGCAACGATAAGTGCAGCTATTGTTTTGTTTACAGGTATAGCGGCAGCCGTTGCTAATGCTAAAGGTGAATTTGAACAATTAATTAGAGGTTTGAATACATTTTCTCAAGACGGTGCAGTAACAGAAGAAACTATAAGAGCATTATTAGGAACAACACAAGAATTTGATGAAGTATTAAGTAGTTTTAGTGACGATCAAAGATTTGATATAGAACAAAATATTATTGCAGCAACTGTTGGAACTGAAGAAGAAAGAGCAAAAGCACTTGAAGATCTTGAAAGATTAGTAGATGCTGAAAAACAATTACTTGGTGAGGGAGCAACACCATATTCACACGATTACAACCCACAAAACATGCAAAGACTTAAAGAGCTTAACGAACTAGAAAATATTATTACAGACATTAATAAAGCCTTAGCAGAAAAAGAAAAACGAGATAATCAAGAACTAAGAGATAACGCAAGGATAGCACTAGGAATTAAAGAATTAGCAGAGTATGGTACTGGCCTTAGAGAAATGCAAGAAACTCAAATAAAAGGATACATTGAAGGTGCAGATGCTATAGAAGCATATAACAAAGAACAAATGAAATTAAGAGATGAAATGCTTGGTCTTGAAACTCTTTTTGACAAAATAAACGATGCAGTTAAAGATAGTACAGATACTTTTGTTGCTAGTTTTCAAGCATTGCCTGATGCTGTAATTATGTCAGCTGATGAAATGGTAGAAAATTTTAGGACAAGATTTTTACTTGCACAAATAT